CCTACTTCAAGAAGGTATATTTGTTCATAAGCTCTACCTAAAATACTTTCATATTTTAAATGTATAACTCTTTCAAAAGTGACATGGGATTCATATGTCAGCTTTTCATTAGCAGTAAATGCAGATGTAATAGTTACATTCGTACCCTTTGTTAAAACATTAAAATGTTTAGATGCGTCAACTGAGCAATTTGTAACATCTATTTTTACAAGGATATTTCTAGCATCATTATCAGAAATATTCTTAATATAAAAAGTGAAAGAATACAAACCGCCTGAATTAATAAATCCTGCATCAACTTCTATAAATGGTTCAACGGTATTATGTCTTTCTTCAATTTCTAGTCTCTGATATTCAGCCATTTGTTTTTGTTGTTCAACAGATGCTTTCATTTCTTGAACTTGTAAATTTAAGGCTTCTGTACTGGCTTGTAATTCTTGTGCCTGTAAATTAAGTGCAATTGAGTTTTGTTCAAGACCTTTGCCCTGTTGATAAAATCCCCTTACCAGCCAGAAGAAAGCCAATGGTGCAAAAACACCCGCTAAAAAATCGCCAACTTCATTTAATTCATCTGGTTTCTTAATGCCTGAGTATTGCCACAGGTAGAAAACAATTGCCATCCAACCCAAAGTAAGTGACCAGTTAATGACACTGCCCATATTTTGTTTTATAAAGTCTTTCATTATTAAAATCTAATTCTTTATTAAAGGGGGAAATCTTGGAAATTATTATATTCTTTTTTACATTAGTTTTTTCTAGTGGATTGGTCAAATTCTTCAGTAAAAAAATAGGATGGAATGTTAGCTGGTTGTTGCCAATAGTTCTAGGATTCGTAATAGCTGTTTTGGCAACAGTATTTTTTTCTATGAGCCAAAAGAAAATTCAGGTAACTGAGGATACGGTTCAAGTAACAGCAAATCCAATAAATACAGTAGCCCATAAATCAGCTTTAAATGAAGAGCTTTCTAACTTTGAGGCATATGAATTTGCACAAGAACTTTATAAAAAAATAGAAAGTGATGAAAAATTTATTGAAGATGCATTTGAGCTGAAAGAATACAATACCCTATCCAAATATGTATCAACTGATTGGATCGAATACACCGAACGGCCACATCGTTTTTATCCTAAAGCACAAGTAACTTATGGTAGTAAATATTTCCCTGAAGGAAAATCTGTTGCACCCTATACAGCCTGTGATACGGCCTTTAGAGACCTTTATATTTATGCTAGCGCTATGCAGCACCTCATTCGAGAAGATACAGCAACCTTCCGTAAGATTTTACGACAAGAACAAGAGGATTATTTGAAGTCCAAATCCAGATGTAAAAAGCGAGTCGACATGACCTATGAACAAGCACTTGCAGCAGATGAAAATGAATAACTGGATTTAGGAATCACTTCCACAGCTAAACTGTACAAATCCAATCCACACTAAGCACAATATCCGTATTGTGCTTTTTTATTATGGCTAAGAAATCTCAAAAGCAAGACCGTAGTGCGTTAGAAACTCCCCAGACTTCAGCAGTGGCATGGTTAGATCATCAGTGGCAAGAACACCCTGTTGTTGGTTTAACCCCTGCACGTCTTCACCAGTTGCTCACTGGAGCTGAACAAGGCGATCTTATGGCACTTGCTGACCTTGGTGCAGATATGGAAGAGCGAGACGGTCATATTTTCAGTGAATTGACCAAGCGTAAACAAGCAGTAAATAGCTTGGCTTGGAATGTTCGCGCACCCAAAAATGCATCTGAGCAAGAGAAAAAAATTGCGGCTGAAGTTGCTGAATGGATTGATGACATTAAAGACTTTGAAATGTTTCTATTCGATGCCTTAGATGCAATCGGTCACGGATATAGTTGTCAGGAAATTAAGTGGCATCAACTTGGAAGTCTGTGGCTACCTGAGTCATTTGAACACCGTCTAGCACGTGAGTTTAAGACAACCCAATTTAACCGTAACGAGCTACGTTTAAATGATGGTTCAATGGATGGTGCTGAGTTTTGGGACTTTGGCTGGATAGTCCATCGACATAAAGCCAAGTCAGGTTATATTGCCCGCACAGGGTTGCACCGTGTTTTGGCTTGGCCTTTCCTCTTTAAAAACTATGGTATTCGTGATGTCATGGAATTTTTAGAGATTTACGGACTGCCGATTCGCTTAGGTAAATATCCAGAAGGTGCAACTGCTGAAGAAAAAATGACGCTGTTGCGGGCCGTCATGAGCATTGGGCGTAATGCAGGTGGTGCAATCCCTAAAGGCATGAGCATTGACTTTGAAAATGCGGCCAATGGTGACACTGAAAACCATATGAGCTTGATCAAATGGTGTGAGCAAACGCAGTCTAAAGTGATTGTCGGTGGGACTTTACTTAGTCAAGCCGATGGTAAAACCAGTACCAATGCCCAAAGTAAAACACATGAAAATCAGTTTGATATGATCATTGAATCAGATGCTAAGCAATTAGCACGTTCTTTGAATGACACATTGATCAGCTATTTGATGCGTTTGAACTATCCCAATATCACTACTGACCGTTACCCAGAGTTTTATTTTGACTTAACTGAAACTGAGGACTTAGCAGAGTTTAGTCAATCCTTAGATACCTTGGTGGATACAGGTTTAAAAATCCCAATGTCTTGGGTCTATGACCGTACTGGGATACCGATGCCTGAAGGTGATGAGCCTATTCTAACGAAGCAATCTAACTCACCTATCCTTGCGGCCAATACCTATCAGCCACATTTGATCAACCAAAGCCTTGCAGCAAATGCGATGCAAGTGCCTTTAGAAGATCAAGCCATGCAGTTGCAGCTCAATCAACAGTTAGAAAGTAGCCAGGTCACAGCAGAGAATTGGCTGAATACGTTAATTGCTGATATTCAAGCTGGAGCCAATGAGGAACAGGTTTTGGCCGTACTTTCGCAGTTACACCCGCAAGATGATGAACCTGCATTACAAGCCAAGCTCACTCAGATCATTTTTGCCTGTGACGTATTGGGCCGTTTAAGCGCTCAGAGTGAGCTGTAATTATGCCTACACCACAGCGTCCAGAATTAAATGCTTTATTTGATCGGCCTCCAGCTGAGGCCATCGAATATCTAGAAAGTAAGGGTCATAAGATTGGTTGGGATTGGCATCAAACCTTAGATGATGCACATAGTCGTGCGTTTACCGTTGCCAAAGTGGCAAAGCTCGATTTGCTCCAAGACATTCGGCAATCACTGGTCAGTGCGTTAGAGCGAGGTCAAAGCCTTGACCAGTGGAAAGCTGAGATTACCCCTATACTTCAACAAAATGGCTGGTGGGGTAAAAAATCGGTCATTAATCCTGAAGGCCAAGAGCAGGAGGTTCAGCTTGGATCGCCTCGTCGATTACGCACGATTTACCATACCAATATGCGTTCAGCTTATTCCGCTGGACGTTATAAAGCCATGTTAGAAGCTTCCGATACCCACCCATTTTGGGAGTATCGGCATGTCACAATGATTAATTATCGTGAAGAACATAAAAGCTGGAATGGTCGTCTTTTAAGAGCAGATGATCCGTTTTGGTTTTATGCATATCCACCATCAAAGTTTGGCTGTAACTGCCGTGTCATTGCTCGTTCAGCACGCTATGCTGAAGGCAAAGAAGTTTTAAGCAGTGAGGGCTACCAAACTCAATATACAGAGAAGATTGGAGTTGATAGCTTTACGGGTGCTGATGTATATGGCACACGTCAGCGCTTTGATATTCCAACTCAGGACGGTAGCACAATCAGCTTCAGTCCTGCTGCTGGGTTCAATAACTCCCCTGCAACAAGCTATGCCATTGATCAAGTCCTTGCAGATCGGGCAAGAAAGTACATGGGAGATACGGAAGGATTAAAACAAGTTCAGCAGATGATGCTTGCGCCAGTTCGTCAACGTGCCCACCAAGCTTTTATAGATAACACCCTTTCTATGGGGGTGGTGCAAAATAAAGTGAGTACCGTTGGTGTGCTTCAGGCAGATGAACTTTCTGTTCTAACGCAAAATAAAATCAATCTGGAAAGCCCAGTCATTTTGATGCGGGATAGTTTTGCATTAGATCCGTTTGGCTTATCTCAATCTGATTTGATCGATTTACCTCAGTTTCTTGCCCAAGCTCAATCAGTATTTTGGGATGCCCAACTTAAGCAACTCGTCTATCGTTCTGTTCGTAATGGCTCGACCAGTTATGTCCTTATTTCACTAGAGAATGGTGTGGTCCATTTGCATAGTGTTGTTGATACAGCAACGATGACCAGTATTAAACTCAGTGCATTGGAGCAAGTTCGATGAATTATATTCAAATCACGGATGATGCTCTGTCAGATATGCTATTTAAGGTCGCTGCAAAAATGCAGCGTCCACGTGAACTTACAGCAGCAATATCGGTTTCCTTTCTTACGATTACCGAAGATAACTTTGACATGCAGGGCCGCCCTGCATGGGCGGGTTTAAGTGCGGCTTATTTGAAAGTCCGTAAACAAGGAAAAATACTCAGTCAATCAAATCATTTGCGCGAAAGTGTCCAACCTTTTTACAGTGATACTGAAGCAGGAATCAGCTCCAACCTACCTTACTCTGCAATTCATCAATTTGGCGGGACGATTAAACATCCTGGCGGTACACGTTATCAGGTGATTGGCAGTGGCATGGCCGTTTTTGTGAGTAATGCTTTTTCGGGCCCGACGACTGGTGTAACCAAACCGCACGACATTCCAATGCCTGCGCGTCCCTATATGCCTATGGATGCAGATGGCAATTTACAGGCTGAAGCTTCTGCTGCAATTTACGATGATGTTGTTTATTACTATGAAAAACTCTTTGACTAGCCTTTGCATAGCGTTAGATAGCCGTTAGATGGGCGCATGTTGTATCTTTATTTTAAGTCTGAGTGATTGTTCATTTTAATAATGAATCTAGCTTAAAACGCATAACAAGAAGAATTAAGATTTTTGAAAATTAGGAACGTCTTCCACCTATAAAACCCCCTCATCTTTTTTATGCTCAAGTCTCATTAGTTATTGATGCAATGGCATGAAGATCAAACCCCTTATTGCTGCCTGT